CAAACAGTGAAATTACAACTTTAGACAATCTTACTTCAATTGCCGGAAATGTTTATTTTAAAAACAGTAAAATTACAAGTTTAAACAATCTTACTTCAATTGCCGGCAATGCTGATTTTGGGGATAGTGAAATTGCAACTTTAGACAATCTTATTTCAATTGGCGGCAATGCTGATTTTAGGGATAGCAAACTTACAAGTTTACGAAATCTCAATTCAATTGGCAGAAATGTTATTTTTGCAAACAGTGAAATTACAACTTTAGACAATCTTACTTCAATTGCCGGATATGCTAATTTTGAAAACAGTAAAATTACAAGTTTAAACAATCTTACTTCAATTACCGGAAATGTTTATTTTAAAAACAGTGAAATTGCAACTTTAGACAATCTTATTTCAATTGGCGGCAATGCTGATTTTAGGGATAGCAAACTTACAAGTTTACGAAATCTCAATTCAATTGGCGGAAATGTTTATTTTGCAAACAGAAGAAAAAGATTTATTATGGAATCAACAAAATAAACAAGGAGATAAGACAGTGGAATATTTAAAAAATATGTTTGGATTTAATAAATAGGAGGATAATATGAATATAAATAATATAGTAAAACAGCATAAAACAATTTGTAATTATTGAAATATGGTTTATATTATATGTAATGATAATTTTGTAAAGAGATCTTTGCGTTTATTATATAGGAGTTAAAATGATAGATATAACACTAGGAATGAATAGAACATTGACTATAGCAGCCGCTACGGTTACAAATGTCACATTGCCGTTTCTAGTTAGGCTTGTTGAAATTGAAAAAGAAGATCAGCCAGCATTTTATTTAAAGGTAAATTCTGAAGTAGAAATAGGATTGTTAAACGAAGCAAAATATATATCAAAGAATATTCTATCATTTAACATATACAACGAGCCATCAATATCTTCAGGCGTTCCGGGGATAGAGTACCCATTCAATTTTATATCATTTTATAGTACTTCAGAGGTGACAATACATTTTCTAAATTTAACGGCAAATGCAGGATCATAATTTTAATTGTGTTAATATTAAAATAGGCTAGGTTAGCTACTGAACAGCAGTTTACTCAACTGCCCGCCTATTTCTTTATAATGAGTTATAATAGGAGTTATAGACTATGATACATAAACTAGGAATGCCTTATCAAGGATCAAAACGTAAACTTGCAAAGCCTATAGTTGATAAAATACTTGCTGACAATCCAGGGACTAAATATGTTTTTGATTTGTTTGGCGGCGGTGGTGCAATGTCCTTTGAGCTTTTACAACGTCCCGGAATTAAATTAGTAGTATATAATGAGCTAAATACAGGTGTAGTTGAATTATTAAAGGATATACAGTCAACTGGAGTAACGTCTAAGTATTATCAATGGATAGATCGAGAAACGTTTAATGCTAATAAAAATAAGAATGACTGGCTAGGTGGTTTCTGCAAGGTATTATGGAGTTTCGGCAATGCACAAACCTGCTATTTATTTGGTAAGCCAATCGAATATAATAAGCGATTAGCACACTTAATGATTGTAAATAAAGATAAAGATGCTTTATTAGAGTTAGCTAATATATTAGAGATAGATATACCAAAAAACATATTAGATATAGAAAGCATTAATAATAGAAGACTAAAGTTTAGTAGTATAGCAAGAGAGAATAGAAAGCGTTTTGATTTAGAGCAATTACAGAATTTACAGAATTTACAGCAATTACAGCAATTACAGCGATTAGAGCGATTAGAGCAATTACAGCGATTAGAGCGATTAGAGCAATTACAGCAATTACAGCAATTAGAGCGATTAGAGCAATTACAGCATAATATTAAAAAGCAACCATCTTTGTTAGATGAACAGCATTTATATCTTGACGACTTAGATATACAGAATAAATCATTTGAGAATGTTATAATAGATACACCAGTGGCAGAGACTATAATATATTTAGATCCACCTTACAAGGGCACACGTGAGTATGAAAAGAAACTTAATCATGATTTATTAGTTGATTACATTAACAACTCAAGATATAAAATCTACATGTCATCATATAATAGCAGGCTTAGATGTATAGCAGAGTATAGTCATAGATGTACGCTATCCGCTACTGCTAATAATAAAGTTACTGAAAAGTTGTTTGTGCGTAATATAGGTGAAAGAGTAGCTAATATTTTTAATATATAGGAAAGACAATGTCAAGAAAATCAAAATATGATACACACGTTAAGCATCGACTTAAAGAAGTTGCCGCTTGGTGTAGAGACGGCTTAATAGACGTACAGATCGTAAAAAAATTAGGTGTTGGTCTTACCTCATTTTATCAATATCAAAAGGATCATCCTGAATTAATTGAAGTCCTTAAAAAGAACAAGGAAGTAGTAGACATAGAAGTTGAGAACTCAACGCTTAAAAGTGCACATGGATATGAGGTTGTTGAGACTACAAAAGAAATGCGTTTAAATCCAGATACAGAAAAATACGAGTTGGTTGTTATCAAAGAGGTAATCAAACATGTTCCCCCTAATGTAACCGCACAGATCTTTTGGTTAAAGAACCGTAAACCTGAACAATGGTCAGATAGACATGACATTAATCATAACTTTGTAGGCCCGGCTAAAATTGAGTTTACAGATAATAGTGAAGTAGAAGAAGAGGAAGAGATTAAAGAAGAAAACGAATAATGGAAATATCTTATAAATTTAGGTCCTTGTTTGAAATATTAAGCACAGACAAGAAATATGAAGATAAATATAAGGATATTAGATATATAGTTTTAGTCGGTGGCAGAGGATCAGGAAAATCATACGCACTTGCAGCAGGAATAAATACCGCATCGTATAATAAAGGATGGGGTTTTTTATTTACTAGATGGACAATGGTATCTGCGGCAACCTCAATCATACCTGAATTTTTAAAACAGGCAGATGCATTAAATAATGAGAATGATTTTATATTTATTAAATCACGTGTAGTAAACACACAATCAAACGCAGTAATCGATTATAAGGGTATTAAACCACAAAGTAGTCAATCTTCGGGTGCATTGAAGTCAGTATCAGGAAAGAACGTATTTATAGTTGAGGAGGCAGAGGATTGTCCAGACTTTGAGCTATTCGATAAGATAGATAACTCAATTAGGACAATAGACCATAAAAATTTAATTATACTATGCTTAAATCAAGGCCATGTAAATCACTGGCTATACACTGAATTTATTAAAGAAAAACGAGATGATGTATTAATATTAGAATCAACATATCTTGATAATTTAAAAAACCTAGACAAATCGTTTATTAAAAAAGCAGAGCGCGAGAAAAAAAGAAACCTGAAGCGCTATAGACATATTTATCTTAACGAATGGCAGGACTCAGTAGACGGTGCATTATGGTTACAATCAGACATATCAGTTAATAGAATAAGTGTAGAGGATTATAAGAATAAAATTGAATCAGATATAGTTCAGATAGTAGTAGCATTTGACCCAGCCGTTACAGATGAAAAGAAGAACTTATCAGGGCAAGAACCGGACGAAGACGGAATAATGATAGTAGCAAAAGATAGACAAGGTCATTGCTATGTATTAAAAGATCTATCATGCCGGGGTAAGAGAAGCGAAATATCTAAAATCATTGTAGGTGCTTATAAAGATTATAATGCTAATTTTATAGTAATAGAAAAAAATAACGGTGGGGACTGGATCCCTACTGTCATTAAATCAGTTGATAAATATGTAAGGATTAAAACAGTCACAGCAACAAAAGGTAAAAAACTAAGGGCTGAACCAGTGCAGGCACGATATGAAGAAGGTGAAGTTCACCATGTAGGTCATTTATCAGAACTTGAATTTGAGATGACTACATGGGTCCCGGATATGGGGATGAAAAGCCCTGGAAAAATAGATAGTTTAGTCTGGGGAATAACGGCACTAACAACAAAACAAAAACAATTTAAAGTTTTTACAACTTAGGATTAAAGTATGAGATTATTTAGAAAAAAAAACATAGTGCCAGAAAAAAAGGGGATGAGTACAGACATTCGGCAGCTAAATCTAAAAGGTGGGATAGGTGAAATATTAGGATATGCTACAGCAGGTAAAATGAAATGGCATCAAATCAGTAACTCGATTGCCTGGAACTATTACATGCAGGTATCTGTTATATATAACGCAATAGATATTATATCACAATCCTATTCAGTTGTTAAACCTAGAATTTATGATAATCAAGAAGAAAAGTTCTTAACAAAAGAAGATACAAAAGTTCCAGCGCTACAACTATTAGAATTATTAAAATCCCCTGAACAGGGGTTTTCTTATAATGAGCTAGCGCGTGAGATAGTACCGAATTTTTTAGTGACAGGTGATTTATATTTCAGGATCAAATCTGCACATGAAAATTCTATCCCCATTGAAATTGAAGTTATAAACTCGCAGGATGTGTCACCGTATGAGGATAACATCGAGGGGAAGCCGAATCGTTATGATATTTCGTTCATGGGCGGAACAGAGGTATTTTTAAGGGACCACGAAACAGGTAGGTTCTTTAATAGTTTGCGAAATCATGAGCTATGGCATATCAAGACATTTAACCCATCAAGTAAGATTAAAGGTTTTTCTCCTCTGAATGCACTATACTATGAGATAGAGCAATTTATTTCAAGTTCCGTACACAATGGGAATATAATGAAAAATGGAATGCGACCTGCCGGTGTGATGACAATAGATCCTGAGGCAGACCTTTCAGATGAACAATACCAACAGGTTAAAGATCAAATTAAAAATTTCTATCGCGGTGAGGGTAACGCCGGGAATGTATTAGTAATACAGGGAGGCAAAGAGTTTAAGGAATTATCTATTAATAATAAAGATATGGATTTTGCTACTCTTAAAAAAACAATTACAGAACAGTGCTATCGTAATTTAAAGATTCCTATGAGTTTAGTTTTGTCAGACTCTATGACGCTAGATAACTTCAAACAATCAGTTCCAGTCCTTTATAAAATGGCAATACTTCCCCTGCTTGATAATATAATGCAGGAATTAAATTTATTTCTTATGCCTAGATATGATGACTCAGGCAGATATAGATTATCATATAACATAAAAGATATACAGGCCCTTGAGATTGATTTTATGAGTCGTGTATTAGATGAGTTAAAAACAGGACTGCTCAGCAGGGATGAAGGGCGTGAACTAATAGGAAGGGATTCTCTTAATGACGATAGAGGTAAAGAAATTATATTTTATAATAGTGCTAAACTCAAAACAAATGCTGTAGATCAAACTTTACCTACAAAATCATTATCTCAAGATGAGTATAATTCACTATTACGCAAGAATAATTTTAGTGAAGATCAGATTACAACTTATATGGATAAATATTACAAAAATATATAGATCCTTTAATTGATGGGTATTTTTTGGCAAATATGATACATGAAAATTTAACGTAGGTAAATAATGGCAATACTAAACAAAACTAATGAACAAATGAAATCAGAAGCACAGGCGCAGGATGATATTGATTTAGTTTTTGAGAAAACAACTGAGCGTAAGCTAAATTCATTAGTTAGGAAGATAGTTGAGGAATTTGTTATTGTTTACGCTGCAACCGGTCGAATTATAGACACATTACAATATATTGTCGAATTACAGTCTCTAATTATTCAGGCATATCGTAGAACTAATAGTGAGTTTAGTGTTTCATATATTAATGATATGGAGGAAGCGCTATCAAGATCAAAAACTGATCCTGAGAAGACAAGGCTAAATAATCTTATAAAAATTAGGGATGAAGCAAGTCCTATTATTCTTTTATCGTTATTAGCATGGTCAAAACGGATGGCACCAGTACAGAGCAGATATATAGTTGAGACATGGGGCAAGATAATAAGAAAAAACGTTGATGATGTTGTTGCGGATCTTTTATTATCAGAGCAGGCACTTGATAATAAGATTATAGCACAAAAAACAAAGAACCCTTTACTCTGTGAGTTAATCAATCATAATAAACTAATAGCAACGCAGGAAATACAAACAGCAACAGAGAACGCTAAGCATACAGAAGTTAGTGAGTTTAATCTGTTGATTAAAAGAAGCGTAATAAGTAGAGAAATAATAAAAATAGCGATGATTGAAAAAAAGTGGATAACAATGGGAGACCTAAGAGTTAGAGAACATCATGCGATAGCTAATGGGCAGCGCAGAAATCTCAATGATCCTTTTTTAGTAGGTGGTGAGCTATTAAAGTATCCTAATGATACATCTTTAGGCGCAAGCGTCTGGAATATTATTAATTGTAGATGTAAATCAATATATTTATAAAATTAGATAAAATAATTAAATTCAATTGGTAAAAACAATTATACATGGTATATTATATATAATCAATGCTATATTATAAATACCTAGATGGGGAAATATGGACAAAGAAATTAAAAGAATTGAAGTCCCATTTTTGGTGACAAAAGAAGATATGATTGAAGGTGATATGTATTTTACTTTCAAAGGATACGCGTCAACATTTGGTAATATAGACAGGGACGGGGATACTATAGAACAGGGAGCTTTTAAAAAGTCATTAGAAAAGTTTTTAGAAACAGGGAATAAATTACCAATTCTTTGGCAGCATGAAATGGACATGCCTCTCGGGATTTATACACGTTTTACTGAAGATGACAAAGGATTGCTAGTTGAAGGTAAAATGCCTAAGGCTGATAATTTTGTATCCGGTAGAGTTATTCCTCAAATGAGAATTGGTTCAGTACGTAAAATGTCAATAGGTTTTAGAATTTTAGAAAAAGAATATCAAACAATTGACGGAAGAAATATAAGAGTTATTAAAGAAGTTGAGCTGTTTGAGGTTTCACTAGTAACAATACCTGCAAATAATGAAGCTGATATTACAGGAATGAAATCATTCACTGTTTATAACGACTTACCTTTAGCAGAATTAAAAACTATATGGAATAAAGAGGATGCGCTAGGACGTGTCAGGGTATTAACAAACTCAACAGCACAGCCAAATTGCGGATACAATAAAGCATTCTTAAATTATGATATAGATAAGAAAAGTCTATATTCAAGCTATACCCTAGCTTTTGCAGATGTAATAGAAGATCAAATAAAAGCAGTTCCAGAAGCAATATTTGAAGTCGCAAAACAACTAATGACCGAAAAATATAATAGTAATATTAATCCAGAGGACCGCCTTAAAATAATAACAAACATAAATAAATACTATGCTAAAATGCGTAAACAATTCGAAGATGCTGATATTATATCACCTTTTGAAGAAGATACAGCACAGCTAATTAAAACATGTACAAAACTTTCAGATGTAGAATCGATATTTAAAAAACATTTCTTTAGCAATAAAGAATCACAGATGATAATATCAAAAATAGCAGAATTAAAGCGGCTTGGTGACCAAGCTGCCGAAGATAGCCAAAACGATGATGTGTTGGCAAACGAGTTAACCGACATTCTGTCGGAATTTAAAACAATTAATATCAGGGAGATATGAGATGTCTAGAGAAGAAAACGCACCTGTACTGCAAGAGTTCAAAGCAATAGCAGATACACTAAAAACAGATCTTGCTAATTTAGTATCAGAACAGAAAAAATCAGTTGATCAAATTGCTAAAGATGGCAAAGTACATGCAGATACAGTAATTAAACTCGAAGAAACTGTTAAAGGGATTAAAACAGAATTCGAAACCAAGGAAAAAGAATATCAAAAATCGATTAAAGATCTTGAAAAATCTATGGCAAATGCAAATGCGTTTGACAAAGCTGGTGATCTATCGAAAAACATTAAAAATTTTAACAAAATCCTAAAATCAAATAATAAACAAGAAATTCAGTTAGAAAACGTTTCAGAGATTAAATCGGCATTTGATAAATATATCTGTTTTGGTAAAGAGTCACTTGATGATGGCGAACGCAAATTTCTTAACACTATTATAGATAGTTCAGGCGGATTTTTAGTAGTACCTGAATATGCTCAAACAGTAGAAACAAAAGAATTTGATAGTCACGGATTCATGGGAGCTTGTAATACAAGAGTTATAGGATCAAGTGAATTTAAAGAAATTATCGACTGGGAAGACTACGATCAATCATTTTATGAAAATGAACTTGACGAAACAACTCCTTCGGACGATCAGGACTTCAAGGAAGTTACTATACACGCAATACAACAGATCTATACAAAGAAAATCACAAGAAATACACTAGAAGATTCAATGATTAATATTGAGTCATATATTTTAGAACAATTGAGAATGGGAATGTTACGCAAAGATGGCACAAATCTAATTACCGGTAATGGTGTTGATAAGCCCCGCGGTATTTTGACATACGCAACAGGTTCAACATACGGAACTATCGAACAAGTCACAGGAACTACGGGAGCAGGCGTAGTCGGATGGTTAGAAATTCTCAAACTATTACCTAGCGCACTTAAAGATAATTATCATGCAAACGCTTCTTATGTAATGCCTAGAGCTGCATTTTTCAGCATTTTGACTGATAAATCTGGAGGTACGGAATTTCAGGTAGGTTCACAAATTAATTTCTTTGATAAATCAGGGGTTTCAATGAGACTTTTGGGATATCCAGTAGTTTTTGAATCTGCAATGCCTGCAGTAGCTTCAGCCTCACTCTCTATAGCATTTGGTGATATGAGAAGAGCATATACTTATGTAAAACGTTTAGGCGTTTCTATCATAAGAGACGAAACAAATCCAAGATATATAAAACTGCATTTAAGACAGCGCGCTGGTGGTAATGTAATTAATTTTGAAGCATTGAAACTTCTAAAAACTAAATCATAAGATATAATAATTATATAACTCCCCATTTTTTATTAAGTGGGGAAACATTTTAAAATAAGGGATTATAAAAATGCACAAAGATGGAATATCAAGAACAGAAACAAAAGTAATGTTAGCACCAGTTGCTATCAGTACAGATACTACAACTACGAGTGTAATAATTGACACGAGAGGTTATGACTCAATGAAAGTAAGTGTTGTAGCTGGCATAGTAACTGCCGGTGATGTAGTAATTACAGCGTTAACAGAATCAGCAGATAGTGCAATGTCTGGAGCAACAGCAGTTCCATCCGCACGTCTTATAGGAACTCTCGCAGCTAATACAGCAGTTGACACAACTAATGAAGTAGCGAGTGTAGGGGTTGTTGCAAATTTACGTTACGTAGAATGTGTTTTAACATCGGCTAACTCATGTGATATGTTAGTTTCAATTATTGCAGAATTGGGAAATGCAGTAGTAGCATCAACAGTATAAAATAAAATATAGGCTAGCCTAGAAAACTAGCCTTTTAAAAGGATTTAATATGAGAGTCAAATATCTAAAAGACATGCCAATTTGTTATGATGGATTTACAAGAACAGAACATAAAAAAGGCGACATTGTAGATATAAAAGACTTAAAACTTGTCAAAGAATTAATAGCAAGTAGAAGTGTTAAAGAATACAATGAGCAGGAAGAAAAGCAAATAGCTCAGTATGAAAACAAGATGGTTAAAAAAGTTAGAAATAAAAGACAGGTTAAAAGTAAATGATATTTCCATACATTGAACAATCTCGAGCAGATGTGTTGCCTATGTCACTCTCGTATGCAAAAGAGTATTTGCATATTGACAGCGCAGATACTTCTCATGACGTCACTGTAGGATACATGGTGAAAGCAGCACGCGACTTTTTTGAAAAGCATACAAACGTAACAACAACAGAAGTAACTTATAAAACATTTAGACTAAACTTTAATGATCGCTGTTTTCAGATACGTAAAAAACCATTACTGGCTATCAGTTCAGTTAAATATTATGATACAGATGATGTATTACAAACAGTAGACGCTAGCAATTATTATATAGTTGAAGATAATCATTATAATTTTTTAGGATTTAAAAGAGCTTTTAGTGCGCCTAGTCTATCGGAAGATAATGGCTGGCCAATACAAATAACTTTCACAGCAGGATATAGTGCACTAACGGATAAAATATCAGACGACATGAAAGACGGAATTTTAGCACATGTAGCTAAGATGTTTGAGAATAGAGGAGATTCGTTCGAGTTCGATAATTCAAATTTAAATAGGCTAGTTCCTAGAACAACAAAGTTAGCAATAAGATCTTATAAAGTTCAGGAATTAGGGGGATAGAATAAAATGAAATTAATAGCAAGACGCAATGTACGTATATCGTGCAATAATGAAGTTATTCAGATTAAAAAGGGCCAAAGAATACCTACAAAGAGTTTGCCTATATCTGAAGAAGATATTAAATCATTAAGTAATAGTTCAGCATTTAGAATTGAAAAAGAAAAAGAAAATAAATGAAATACGGTTTTAATAGCTCAAAAATTAAAAGATCAACAATAGGCGATATGCGATACAGGCTAGCAATAGAAACTTTTATGCCTATGCCAGCAAATGATCTATCAGGACAGATGACAGACACCATATCCGTTATAGCAACAGTTTGGGGAGCTATGGAAACAAAGGCAGCTGGATCGTTTAGATTATTAGGTATTAATCTTGATGAAACAGAAGCACCAACACATGTTTTTTATATTAGATTTTGGAAAGCAGAATTTTTAGAAGCACGTTTTATTAGTTTTAATGGAAACCGGTATAAAATAATAAAACCACACGATATAAGGGGTAATCAACAAAGCAATTATCAAATTAGTTTTAACTGCGTTTTTAAGGGTGCAGTAGGTAAAAAAGCAAGCACTTATAAATAAGAAGGAAAAAAGAAAATGACATTCGCACCTAAAAAATATTCACATACGCAGTTGGCAGATACAAAAACTGCATTAGTAACTGCAGGCTCAAATAATACAATACATATTCGTAGTATTCAATTACATAATACTAATACATCAAATGAAGACGCAATAATTTATCTTAATGATGGAACTAGCGATTTAATTATACATAAAATAACAATAAAACCAAACGAAACTGTTCTAATTGAATATAGCCGAGGCAGTATGATACTAGCGCCTACTGACATTATATCAGGATTGACAGACACAGCATCAAAAGTCACATGTACAGTCACAGGCGAAGAAGCAATAGGCGTATAATAAAAGAAAAGGAATTTAGAAAATGGGAATTACAAGAACAGTTAATACAGTGACAGAGTTCACAGACCCTACATTTACATCACCAGACATAAGAACTGGAATTGATGATATAAATGGAAATGAGTCAATTTTAATAGCAGCAACAGCCACAGCAGTTAATGAAATAACAGTAACAAATGCAGCAACAGGCGATGCACCTGCAATAACAGCAACAGGCACAGATACAAATATAAATTTATCATTAGCAGGAAAAGGCACAGGTGTTGTAGATGCTGGCGCGCTTCTTTCAGCAACTGCGATTAAAGCTACAGAATTGTTTGTAGGTGCAACAGGAGCAGAAGTTCAAATATTAGCAACTCCAGCGGAAATAAATTTACAGTGTGATATATCAGCACAAACAGAAGCTATTACAACTGGAGCAATTTCAGTAACAAAAAGAATTACTGTTCTTGATACGACTGCAGGAGCTGTATTATTTACATTAGCCGCACCTGACGCAACAATGCTAGGACAAGTTAAAGTAATTAATTTTGTTACAGACAATGGAGACGCAACTCTGACTCTTACAAACGTGCAAGGCGGGAGTGCAGCTACAACGTGTACGTGGGCAAATGTCGGCGAAGAATTAGTATTAGTTGGCGGTGTTTCAAAATGGAATGTTGTATCCGAAGGTGGAGTAGTATTATCATAAGCAATGTGGTCATTTGACCAATGAACATAAAATGGGATCTTCAATGGTCTCATGCTTAAATTTAAATAGAATATAAGGCTTAAAAATGTATCCAGTAGTCACAATAGACGAAAAGAGCAGAGAAGTGTTATTAGACTTCGGGAATATGGATAAAAACTTTCGTGGTGCGATTAGAAGAGGTCAGATAGCAAACGGTAGCTCATTAAAGAAACATTTACGCGCAGGTATTAAAAATCCGCCTAAAAGCGGGATTAAACATAGAAGTTTACCTAATATTAGTTCACGCGCTGGAGAATATCCTGCAACACAATCAGGGAAGCTAATGAATAGCGTTGAATATCGGACATCTGGATTAAATATGAAAATAGGGTATATTAAAAAATATGGTAAGTTTTTAGAGCTTGGAACAAAGAATATGGATGCTAGACCCGGATTAATTACAACAATTAGGAATAATTTATTTAGACTCAAATATAATTTTATGAGAGAATTAAATCGAGGATTAGGAAGAAAATGATTTCACAAATTATAAAATCCATGATATTTAATATTGCAGATTATTCAAATAAACTGAATGATTATAATGTAATCACAGGTGTAAATTCTGATTCAGGTAGTATATTATTAACATGCGAAGATGATATCGATAGTAATTTATTAGAAGGCAATTATATTCTTATTACAGGGGCATTATTTAAAAATGAATTAGAGTCATTAACCGCGGTCACTGGTGGATATTTAGTTGAGACTACTGTTAATCATGATTTAACAGAAGATTTTCAGACAACAATTAATTTGGTAGGTTTTGGCGGTAGTTGGGATGATACGTTTGTCATAGCAAGCATAAATGGTCCTAAAACTTTCACAATTACAACAAGCTTATCTTCACCAGCAGGAACAGCTTATCTTTTAGAAAATAGATATGGTTCGATAAGAGGTTTTCAGATTATAACTGCAATAGATGGAAAAACATTAACGTTTGCAAGCGATACATCATTTTTATTATACGATTTAACAAATGCTAAAATAAACTATAACTATAGGATTACAAGCGTCTTTGATGATGAGGCTGCAATAGCACATTATAACGCTAATTCGACTACAGACAAAGCTTGGGCTTATATTTTATACGATGGGACAATTGCTTCAAAGGATGTCAATATAGATTCTGATAGTATCGCAAAGATGTCACGCGTAGACGCTATATCACAGGAGATTATTATAGGATTTAGTATATTAGTAATTGAAGGATCTTCAAATTATAACACATCACAAGTAGTTCAAAATAGTTTAATTAATTTCAGGTATCCAATTCTAAAAAGTATTTATGGTTTACAAATTAACTTTGATAATTATCTTAATGCTGATAGACAAGGAGTAGTTTTTTTAGGAGATTCAGCAGCAAGCTATAAGGGAGGAATATATTTACATATTTATAATTTCCAGACTCAACTTTATTTAACGGTTTATGAAACAATAGAAAACAATGCAAGCGCAGCAATGCGTAGTATAGACTTAAGCTTATTATTAGAATACGATGATTACACTAACACTAAAAAAGAAGTAAAGATAATTTTACCAGAATAAACAAAAAAGGGGATAAAGAAGAATGACAACTATCAGACAACCTGCAGTAACAGTTAATAAGCTGCCTGCCGTATTACCTGCTGCATTAGAAGAACAAAAAGTTTTAATCGTAGGGCAAATGTTATCTACAGGAAGCGCCACGACTGGCATAATAGAAACTAATATAGTAGAAACTGAGATAGACGCAAAGTTCGGCCAAAAATCAATGGTAGCAGAACAATTAAGACAATCGTTTACAATTTTAAAGGAATCAGGAAGTGCAAGAATTCCTAGAATTGATGTATTACCATTTTCAGACGCAGGTGGATCAGCTGCAGCACAAGGGATAATTAGTATTACCGAAAAAGGCGGTTCTACAGCCGCCGCAACAGTTGGAGGAACATTAAACGTAATTATAGGTTCAGCTCAGCAATATACAATTCCTTATAATATTTCAGTGGGTGATAGTTTTACGGCAATTGTTGCTGGCGTTACTGCCGCAATTAATTCAACAACTTGTCCGGTAACCGCAGCCGTTGGATCAGTTACAGTAACAAATATTGAGATTGATTTTAATAATGCTGGAACAGTAGGTAATTTTATAGGCCTAGGATTTTCTGGCACAATTAATGATGGTACAGATGAAGTACTAGGGAACGTTCTTGTAGCTGTCACAGGTTTTGCCTCAGGATCTGGCGATCCTGCAACTGCAGATATTAATACAGCGCTTGATTTAATAGTAGAACGTTATCAAACAATATGCGCACCTAGTCAATGGGCCGTTGCAGATATTAAAACTTTCTTAAATACTCGTTTTAATGTAGATAATGAAATTTTAGACGGTGTTTGTATAACTCATAAAATTGATACAGCAAGTAATCTTGCAACTTATGCAACTACTACAAACAATAGTAATGCAGTCGTAGTTTTAGGAGATGAAGATCAAACAACTAGCAAGTACGCTGGTCCGCTATATCGTGAGTTTGACTTTTGTCAGTCATGCCATCTTGGTGTAATTCGCGCACTTAGACGCACTAACGGAGCTAATTTGATACGTTACGTAATTAACGGTCAAACATTTGACTTACAGGGAGGCCCTGAGTTAGCTTCATTGCCATACCATAACACGCCGCTTTATAATATTAACGTTGCAAATAGTTCATTAGGATTTAGCAAAACTGAAGTTGTAACACTAAACACGGCAGGTGTCACGCTGATCGGTAATAATATTTCTAATGCTCTAGTACTTTTAGGGACTACAGTAACAACATATAAAACAAACGCACAAGGACAAGCAGACGCAACATGGCATTTCCTAAATACTGTTGATACTGTTTCTGTTGCAGCAGAATATATATTTAATAGTTTTAAACGTGACTATGTACAAACTCGTTTGACGACAGGAAATCTTAGGGCTGGCCGTGGCGTTGCAAATGCTGAGTCAATACTTGCTAGCATGAAACAATATTATCTTGAACTTGCAGATCTTATGATCGTACGTGATTCTAAGACCGATATCAAGTTTTTCATGGAATCAATATTACTAGATATAGATTTAGTAACAGGCGCCGCAGTAATTGGAGCAAATTTACCTATCGTTGTTCAGCTTAGATCTATAGTTGCATCATTAATAACTACATTCTAAAATTTATAATAAAAGGAAGAAAAAATCATGGCAGACGCAACAAAAACACTAATTGATCCGCAAGTTTCAATTAATAATGAAATATTACAAGTTGTCCCTGGATCTAGTGCATATCGACGAGGTAAAGGTACTACTTCTGTAGACGTAACAAGCGCAGGAAACGGAAATACGGATATAGTAGTAGGAAAAGACGTATCAAGCAAAAAGGGTTATTTTAAAACCTCTGTAAGGAATACAGAGCAGAACGCAGCACAAATTGATGCACTAAAAGATTTAGATGGCGGATTAACCCTATCAATTAATGAAGGTTCGTTTAATATTATAATGAGAAAGGGCTCCATTATTAATGAACCTGAGTTCTCGTTTTCAAACGATTCTAATGTGGAAATTGAAATTGAGGGACTTCCCTTTCAATAATATTTATTATATTATATGCTTGATATATCACTTTTTTGTGCTATATTATAAGTAAGGTAATACTTTTTTGGTATATCAAGAAGCATTAAACAATTTAATAGATTAAGCCTCAATCTGGAGCTGGCGAAATTAATTACTCGCTAGTTCTGGATGTTATAATGAGGTTAATAATAAACAAACAAAAAAAAGAGGCTAAAAAATGAAGAAGAATTTTACGTACAATTTTGTGGATGAATTAGAATATGACGCACATGGTGATAAGGCTATCGCTGAAAGTATTGAAGTGAAAGCGCCTTCTAATAAAATAATGCCATTCGTGACAACTATTGAGTGTTTATATCGCAAGACATCATTTGATAGCATGGCGCGTCTACAAAGCATGCTATCCGCAGAAAAACTTCAAAAAATAATGGAACTGCAAGAAAGTTCAGAAATAAATAAAGAAGAAGTTGAAACACCTTCGGATGAGATTGTAAACAGTATGATGTCATGTTGCGAGGCTTCAGATATGGTTAAGGTCTATAATGCCTTTGATATGATTTTAAAAGATTCTGCAACATTAGATGATGGCGTAAAATTTGGTGGGACGTTATTTGCAAAAATGAGTCCTTTTGATACAAAATGTATCTTAGGAGAATATATAAAAAGTTTTTTTATCTCTTCCCCTCGAGTTTAGAATATTGTAACATAGATCTTCTCGAGGAGATGTTGAGCGTCTTAAGATTTTTAAAGGGCGGTGTTACGATAGAGTATTTAAACTCAGTTCCACTGCCTGAATTTTTCAATATAAAAAATAAATGTGTAAAAATAGCAGAACGAGAAAAAGATTCTGGTTAATAAATAAGAAGGTTAGATAATGTCAAATTTTAGTATTGCATATAATTTCAAGGCTATGACAAGCCATTTCCAGAAAAACGTTCATGCAATGCAACGTGACATGAAAAACTTTGAAAAGACTTTCCAAAAAAACAATCATTCTGCTTTAAAATTTGCTAAAAATCTTGATAAAATTGGAAGTTCAATGACTAGGAAGTTGACTTTGCCACTTATTGCAATGGGAACTGCTGGAATTTATTCTTTTGCTAAACTAGAGTCTGGTCTTACAAATACTCTTAACTTGCTTTCTAAAGATGAGATTAGTCAATGGGGAGGACAACTTAAAGATGCACAGGCTAAAGCAATAGAAATGGGATTTTCTATTGAGGATGTAAATAAAGGCTTATTTGATAATGTATCTGCATTAGGAATTAATAATAATGCTATGGCCTCATATAAAGAAGCACAAAAGCTTGCTATTGCCGGAAATACCACACTTTCTGCGTCAATAAATGGTATAACTAGCATAGTTAATGCGTATGGACGTGAGACAACTAATTCTATTGAAGTCTCAAATGCTTTATTCTCTGCACAGGTCAAAGGCAAGGTGACTGTAGAGGAATTAGCAAATAATATAGGTAAAATAGCACCAATTGCAAAAGCTGCCGGGATAGGTTTTAAAGATGCTCTAGCTGGATTGTCAGCAATGACACTAGGTGGTCTATCTGCAGAGGAGTCTTCAACTGCTTTACGTGCGACATTACAGGCTTTATTAAAACCAACAAAAGAAACAGCTAAATTATTAAAAGGATGGGGGGTACCAGTTGGACAGAGCGAACTTGCTGCTGCTGGATTAAGTAAGACATTAAAAGCATTAAATAACGCGATGGAAATAGGTGGAGATAAATTTTCAGAGGCTATCCCAAATCTTCGGGCGTTTATAGGGGCTGCAACACTATCAGATGATAAGTTAAAAATACTTGATGATACTGTTATAAAAATGGGGAATGACATTAAAAATGGCACTGGTTTACAAGAAGGTTATAACCGGATGCTTGCAACTGCGAGTCAGGAGCTTAAACAATTAAAAGGTAAATTCACTATAATTTTAGCGCAACTTGGAACTGAATTATTCCCAATAATTAAAAAAGTTATTGATAGAGGTTTATTACCAATGATAAAATTGTTTAAATCATTAAGTTCAGGCACTAAGGAATGGATTGTAAAATTAGGACTTTTATTAACAGTAGGCGGACCATTGCTTATTTTATTTAGTAAAGTAATTACTTCAATAATTGGAATTGGAAAAGTATTGGGAATTGTTAAAGTTGCAATGATGGGACTTACTGGTAATACTATAGCTGCCGCTGGATCAATGGGTGTTTTATCAAAAGCAGGATTTCTTGTAGGCGCTGCGCTCGGCGGATGGACCATAGGGAAGCTTATTGCTCAGATTCCTGTAGTGGACAAGGCACTAACTAAATTTTCAAACTATTTAATGGGTGATGAGTTTCTGCAAAAACAAGGTGCATTATCAGATACAAAACTTGCTATAGCTAATTTTATTAAACAAAAAAACAAAGAACAGGGTTTAAACATTAGAATAGCAGATGTAATAAATCCAATCCAGGATCTAAAACAGGCTAAATATATTAAAAAACAATTAGAAACAGGTCAAATAAAATTACAGTCGTTAATCACGCCATTAAATAATATTAAACAGTTAGAAACTCAATCAATAAATAAGCAGTCGTTAATTACGCCATTAAATAATATTAAACAGTTAGAAGCTCAACCAATAAATAAGCAGTCGTTAATCACGCCATTAAATAATATTAAACAGTTAGAAACTCAATCAATAAATAAGCAGTCATTAATCAAACCATTAAATAATATTAAACAGTTAGAAACGTTCAATAATCAACTTAATACAAACAAATTAAATAATCAACAATTAGCAGGACAAACAAATCAGCAGATGAATGCTAAAATAACGATAGAGACAAAAGATCCACAGGGTATTGTGAAAAATGTTACACCTGAAACTTCTAATCCATGGATCAGTTTTACAAATTTAGGTGGGAGTATGATGTACTAAAATGTCTATTAATCAACAATTACGTAATGCTACATTTAGAAAAGTACCTTTTTTAGTCAAAGATTCTAGAATCTTGTTTGGGCAGAAAACTGTCATACATAGATATCCTAATTCTTCGCGCGTAGAGGTAGAATATCTAGGCGCAGATGTTGAAGAATTTAGTCTTGATATGATTATAAAGGGTACAGGGGATCAATACTTTTCAGATAGAAATGCGTTAAAAATAGCGCTCTTAGAAGGTGCAAATGGAGTTTTACTGCATCCTTACGAGGGCGAGATTAATTGTGCAGTTGTTGGGAAACCAGTCCTTAATGAGCAGGACCGCGAACAGGGCATTGCTAGTTTTATAGTTAATTTTATTAAAGTTAATGAAAAAATATATCCTATTGAAACTTCAAATAATTTTGGTCTTATACAAAACTGGCGTGATCAGGTCACATCATCACTGGCAACATGGATTGATGATAGTTTCAATATTTCAAATTCTTATGCTTATCAAGTTGCCAAGGAAAGTTTTACGACTGTTTCAGGATTATATACAGATGTCACTAATTCTATTGCAGTAGCAACAAATAAAATATCAGACGTAAAAAGTACTATTGCAAATTTTAATAATAATACATTGTCATATTTATCAGGAGGATTATCAACCTCTGGGGGATTATTGACATTATATAATAGTATTTTAGGAATTGGAGCAACACCAAACGCTCAGTTTCAATTATATGTACAGCTATTGGATAGCATATTACCTAATCCAACATATAAAACATCAACTGCGCAAAGAGCAGCAGCGTTAAAAAATACTGATATAGTAAATACAAGTGCAAAAGTACAAACATTAGCTAATATTTATAATTATACTCCTGATTTAGAATTTAGTTCTATTAAAGAAATAAATGCATATAGATTAGACATAGAAAAAATATATCAGAGCATAGTCAATGTTGATACTAGTATTCCTATCACATCCTTATCCATTACAGGTTTAGAAAATACAGATGTAGCCTATAATTTAAGTCAACTACGATCTGAAAACCAGAAATATATTGATACTATAGAAAATATAGTCGGTGAGATTATAACTATTAATAATGTGCAGCCGACTACATTAGAAAATTTTGTTTTTGCTAGATATGGTAATTTAAACAATTATGATGCAATTAAAGCACTCAACAATATACAGGATCCTACTCAGATTCGTGGTACTATTCAAATATTATCAGAGGTTTCTTAATGCAGAAAATAACAATTAAAATTAATAATATAGAATATGAAGGATTCGATGATATTACAATAAGCCAAAATATAGAAAATTTTTGTTCTGGTTTTTCTTTTACCTCATTTTCTGAAAAAGATGTTAAATTGCCATTCGAACCAGGTAAAATTTGTGAAATTTTTTTAGGTGGTGATGTCCTAATCACAGGATTAATAGATAGCGTTAAAAGTGGTTTTACAAATGATTCTCATTTTTATAATATTGCAGGAAGAGATGCAACTAGTATTATAGTTGATAGTTCTGCAAAAGGAAATCTTAGTTTTACAACGCCAATAAATATTATTAAAATAATGAAGGATATCCTAAAAAGAAATGGTTTACAATACACAATATTAGAACCTGAAGATGGAATTACTGATTTTACAAAGGCAGAATTACCGGAGGGCGAAGATGGCGAAAACATGTTTACCTTTTTTGAAAAGTTAGGTAGACAAAAAGGATTGTTAATTAGAACAAATAATAAAGGCAATATCACATTAGATAAAAAACAAGGTGAAATGTATAATGTTATTTTGCTAAATGAATTGAATGGAAATAGAAATAATATATTAGAAGCTAGCTATACTAAAGATGACTCTCAAAGATATCATACATATAGTTCTAGTTCACAAACTAATATGAGTTCAGGAATTAATGTAAGGGCGGATATTAATATTATAGGACTATATACCGATACGCAGCAAGTTTTAAATCCTTATAAATATTTAGATGTTAGTAGCGAAATATCAGACAATGGATCTTCTATTAAAACACGAGCAGAATGGGAATGTAGAATAAGAGCTGCGAGAAGTCGCGTGTACTCATGTAAAGTTCAGGGGTTTATTGCAGAAAATATAAATGGACAAAAAAAATATTGGGAAACAAACAAATTAATTAAAGTAAAGGATGTATTTAACGGAATTGATGCTATATTATTAATACGTAGTATTTTATTTAATTATTCACAATCTACTGGAAGTACTACGACATTAGAGTTAGTACCTAAAGATGCTTATTTATTAGAATCAGAGATAAAATGAATGCAAACACAATAAAATTATGTAGAACTTCATTACCTGAAGATGACTCAGGTTTTACGCCTATCGTGCAGATACAATATTTGTCACAGGTTAAAAATGCTGTTAATGCAACACCGTATGGTTTACATTCTAATCCTGTAAAAGAAACGCCTTGTTTGCTAATTTCAATAAATGGGGATTCAGGTAATAATTTTATAATTCCTTTATCAATAGAAGAAAGAATAATACCAGAAATTGAGTTAGAAGAAAGTGAAGTAATTACAGGTAATTTTACTAAAAAATCAACTATTTTTTTTGATGCAGATGGCAATATAAATATAACATCATCAAAAGATACAATTATAAATGTTGCTGGCAACTGTAAAATAAACGTTGACGGTTCAACTGATATAACTAGCACATGTGATGTTTCAGTTGATGCACCTAATATAAATATTACTGCTGATACAAATATAACAGGAAATACTCTCGTAACTGGAACGCTAGAAAGTACATCAACTTTAACGGCAGGAAATGGCGCAACAGGATCTTTTGATATTGTAACCGTAGTGGACGGAATAGTAACAGCAGGAAGCTAATGACAACAGAAATTAAAACTATTGATATCGCAGTTGCGCAAAATGTAGAAGGCATATATGATATTTCATTTGATGATAATGGCGATTTTGTACGAGATAGAAGTTATGAAACAGCAATACGCATGAGCTTGTTTTTAGATGCGAGGGCAGATGTATCAGATATAAAACCAGCAGAATTGCGCCGCGGCTGGTGGGGAAATGGAGAACTTTATAGTATCCCACACGAAATTGGTTCGAAATTATGGTTATTACAGCAAAGACGCAACACAGTAAAAGCACGAAATGATGCAATAGGATATGTTAAAAATTGTCTTCAATGGTTAATAGACGATAATCATGCTGAAAAAGTTGAGATAACTGCCTCGAGTGAAGATGTATTTGATATGATTTTAGATATAAAAATTACATATTCTGCTGATTTATTAGAGACTTTTCGCTTTAATCTTTGGTCGAATACAAAGGAATTATAAACTATGGCTTTAAATTTTCCTAAAACTAGAAAAGAAGTATACAACGGGATTACGACTGATTTTCAGACTGAAATTCCTGAATCAAATCCTACACTAAAAAATAGCTGGTTAAGGGCTTTTTTAATGGCTCTCGCAGGAGCGATATTCGGCATATATGAACGACTAAAGGTTTTAAAAACTCAATTATTCGCTCAAACTGCGTCAGATGATGATCTTTTAGCGATTGGTAATAAATGGATAGGGAACTATCTTGCAGCTACAATATCAACAGGATATGTTAGTTTTTCTGGAACAGTTAGTTCGATTATACCTGCAGCAACGCTTTTGCAAATTGATGGTTTACAATATAAAACATTATCAGAGGTAACTATTGCCTCTAATGTACAATCTATAACAACTATTGCTTATGCCTCAAATATTGCAACTGTAACAGTAGCTAGTGCTCATAAATTAGCAACAGGAATGAGTGTAGTAATTTTTGGTGCTAGCCCAGCCGGCATAAATGGAACATTTATAATAACAGTTACCGGAGAAACAATTTTTACATATACAACAACTGAATCAGGCACAGGAAGTGCGACAGGTACAAAAACATGCACAAGTGCATTTGTAAGTGTTCAAATAGAAAGTTTAGAAGTTGGTTTAGATAAAAATCAAGATCCAGGCGCTCAGATGTCTGTAGTAACTGCAATCTCAGGCGTTAATACTGTATATGTTCAGTATTCTGAAATTGTCGGGGGTACAGATATTGAAACAGCAGAAAATTATAGAATAAGATTAAATTTTAGATTACAAAATCCAGTTGCACATTTTAACGATGCTGATATTATCTTAAATATTTTAAAATTAGGTATTGTTAATAGAATATTTGTTCAGGATGTAACACCTGCACTAGGGCAGGTAACAATTTATAGTTTAAAAGAAAATAATGTTGTGCCTACCGCAACAGAATTAACATTAATTAAAAATCAGATATTAACTATTAAACCAGCAAATACGCCCGATAGTGCAGTTTATGTTTTAACACCAACGCTTGTTCCCACAAATTTTACATTTACGTCAATTACACCTGATGCAAGCACTATGAGAACAGCTATTACTAATAGTTTGATAGCTTTTTTTGAAGATGATCCTGAAATTGCAACAGATATAACAGAAACGCAATACACAAATGCAATAATTAATACAATAGATCAGACAACTGGTGCGGCATTAACAGATTATACTTTATCTGTTCCTAGCGCTGCAATTACAATCGCAACAGGCGAAATTGGAACATTGGGGACGGTATCATTTTAATAACATAAAGGATAATAATGTATATATATAAAATCACAAATAAAATTAATAATAAAAAGTATATAGGTCTTAGAACTACCTCTAAGGAAGCTAAATGAAAACATTATCTGAAATAACTCAAAGTTTAAAAAATTATTTTGCTGAAGGTTTTTTACATAAAGCAATTAATATATCTAGTACAAACATATATAAGATGTTTGCTGCTATTGCTCAAGTTTTTTATAGAGAGTCAAAAGCAGAAGCATATTTTAAAAGAGAGGTAAACCCTGAAACAACTTATGACCTGATTTTAGACTGGGAAAAGGAAGTTAAAATACCTTGTGAATGTTTTACTACAGATGTTAGTATTGACCAGCGAAAAAAACAAGTTTTAGTAAAATTAACTGCGAACGTACAAATTGCGCAGGATTTTGTAGATTTGGCTAAAATATTAGGGGTTACAATTACGATGCGGGCTAAAAATGAGGGGGCAACACCATTTCCATTGTTATTGCCGTATTCGCTAGTTGATATATCTAATTTTTATGTAATAATTGTTGATATAGCAAATTGGAGTCCATCACAAGTTTTTCCTTTTTTATTACCGTATCCGCTCGGGCAGGAACAATATAGTACTCAGATACAATGTTTATTTAATAAATTAAAACCAGCAAATTGTTTAATAGAATATATATAAAAAGGAAGGTAAATATATGATTTACGTCGTTGATAAAATTAATGGTATTGATTATGTACAGGATTATCAATATAACAGTGTAAAAAATAATGTATTAGATTCAGTCTTAACAACGGGGCAAACACCGGACTCAGATACCGGGATATCTGACACAAATGTAAAACAACTTTCAACGGCTATTGCTATTCATGCCGCTGGGGGAAATTATTATATTGACAGTGGGCTTGCTGATGCGTATGTTTTAGGTGTTCAGACAATATCAGGCACCCCCATGGTTGCGCCTAATGTTTTTTTTAATGGTATGTCATGCAGGTTTATTGCAAATGTGTCAAATACTGGAACAAGTACGGTAAATGTTGCAAGTTTAGGAATAAAAACTATACGAAAAAATAATGGGACAGATATACTTGCAGCTGGAGATATTATTGCTGATTATTTATATACAATAATATATAATTCAGCAACTGGTTTTTTTGAGCTATCAAAAAATATTAGTGGCGATTACAGGATAGTAAATGGTAATCTGACTGTTGATAAAGCTATAACATCAACAGTGGGAGATATCACGACAACAACTGGTAATTTTGTAATAGGGACAGCTGGAAAAGGTATAGACTTCTCAGGCGTAGGGACTGCGGCTAATATACTACATGATTATGAGGAAGGGGCTTGGACTCCAATACCATCAAGAACTACTGGGGGAGCTATTACTGCAACAGTAACTACAACAGATTGTGTTTATACAAAGATAGGAAGAGAGGTTACCCTCTATTGCAGAATGTTTATATCCTCAGTCACAGCACAAGGAACTGGTGATAGTTTTATGTCAGGTTTACCTTTTGAAAATAGCTATAATCAGAATATGGTTGGAAGTTTATTTATTGGCTCTGCAATAACAGGTACTGCTCCAGTTTTATCTACAATTGCAAGTAACAAAATATATTTTTCTGACGATAGAGTAAATTTGTCTAATGGAGACTGGAAAGCTGGTACTATCGAATTTTCAATATCATATATTACATCAACTTAATCTTAAAGGATAAACACAATGACGACACAAACAACATTTTATAAGGGCTTCATAGAAGAAACTGGAAGTTTCAATAGATGTCTTCTAATTTTAGAACTTGAAGATAATATAGTAATAAAACAAACACTACACAGACGAGTAATAAGTCCATTAGAAAATTATTCCGATGAAATACAAATCATAAAAGATATATGTGATGATATGTTCACACCTGAAATAAAAGCAGAATATCAATTATTTTTAGATTCGATGGAGGTATAAATGAAAACTGGTAAAATAATAATAAATTCAGATATGGAATTATTTGAAGAAGAAATTGTCATCGAAGAAATTGACGGTTTAAATTACAGAGTTAAGAAATTAAACAAAATAACTCCTATAGATGATGTATCAGATAAATCAGATAAAGTTAAAAAGCTTTCTAATATTCTGAATACTAAGAAAATTAAAGATAAATATCAAGCGAAGCTAGATAAAACAAAAAAAGTTAAATAAAGGTATATATACGAGCGAATGGAATAAACTACCTCCTGTAGCTGCTACTGATACAATACAAAAAGATGGTTCATAGAAAACGCAAATTGCAACATTCAATAACCCTGTTTGGGTTCAAAATCCGTTGCAAAATGGTTGTGATCTTGTTTTAGTTGAAAATTAATTTTAACGTGCTATTGTATATAAAAGAGAAAGGCCTTAAATTGAATTTAAATACTGGAAATAATTTTGATATTAAAAAAATAGGAGCTAGTTTGTTAATTCTTATTCTTGCAGGTATTTTTTCTTTTATCTGGAAACTAAACTCAAGCGATTCATTACAAACTTACAATGATATTGATTTTAAAGATAGATTAATATCAACAATCAATATAGTCTCGGATAATAGGAAAATACAAGATAAGCGCTATATTGAATTAATAAAAATAGCTACAGAGACGCAGAGTAATGTAAAAACAATAAAAGAACAAATTAATAAATTATGTGAGAGAGAAAGCAGACTTAATGGTTTTTTAATTACGAAAGATTAAAAATGAAAACTATATTAATTTTATTATTCTTATTTTTATCATCTTGCCAAACTGTAAATTTTAAAGAATATACAGAAGACGGAAAATTGATAAAAGAATATAGCAGAACCGGGACTCCTAACTGGTCTGATAATAAGACAATTCCAGTCTCTTTTTCAGGAATAGGGGTATAAAAAATGAATACTGTATTAACAAAAGAACAATTAGAAAAGTCAAAACTAGAGATTAAAAAATATAATCTTGTACATAATAAACGTTTTTTTGAGTGTTCAGATAAGTTTATTATTAACTGCTTCAATGGTGCCGGAGCAGATGGAACAAATATTATCGCTAGAATATGTATAACAGAAATACTTAGTATGTTTATTACTGCGATACTGCTGCACGATTTCAGTTTCACATTAAAAGATGAAGAGTTTGATATTGTTAATCAAGATTTTAGAGAAAACATGGAAAAACTATTAGATGCAAAATCATCAAATATATTCTCTAAATCATGGAATAGATTTTTAAAAATTGCCGCGTTCGATATGGTAAATAAATTTGGTAATAAATGGGAGCTAATATGAATGAATTACTTAAAAAACTAACTAATACAAAAACTATTATTGCAATAGCGTCATCGTTATTATTAATAGCGCAGACGTTAGGGTTGAAAATTGACAATGAAAAAGTAATGATTGTTGTTAATTTAGTGCTAACTATAGGCATTTTATTGGGAGTATTAAATAAATCAGGTATGAATACAACTAAAATGGATAAATAATTATGCTACATAAACTAATCAAATTCTATAATAAATATATTACTACATATATGCAGTTCAAAAAAGATAGTAAACATTTAGTATATCTCAATGAGACTACACAAAATAAATATGAAAAAGTTGAGACATTATTATTAAAGAATGAGATAGATATTTTATGCGAAAATGATCTTGAAGAGTTGAGTAGAAGTACTCGTATAATAAGTTTATGTTTTACTGAACAAGAAGAAATGCAAGAAGCACTAACAATAAACATTGATTTTATATTAAAGAACAAATGGAAGTATAAGATTGCATATTATACAATTGAAGCGCTCTGTATTTTAGGAATTACTAACAAAATTAAATAATATACTCTGGAAGTCTATATAAATTAAGTTATATATAAACTATTAGATTTAAGTATATTATGGACTAGATTTTATGCTAGTCCTTTTTTTATGTTTAAACAATATTTTTATAATTATTTCATATGACTGATCTTATCAATGAATTCCTGTTCTTTTGTTAAAGCACTTTTCATATAATAATTATCTTCTAATCTCATACCCCAATTTTCGCAATAATATCCAGGCTCTACTGCAATTATCTCATTATCATAAGTATCATGTACTATATTTGTAATTCCGTGATTCAAACGATGATTACAATCCGGCAACACAGTATTCCATATCTTCTCTGCAGTATCTTCTAATAACGTTCTTTTTACTGTTTTTAAAAAGTTAAATTTTTCCCTATACTTTGCAGGAATAAATCTTCCGCAGTAGAGCATGCGTGTGATATCACTACATTGATCGTTAATCTTAAAACCAAAGTCAATTAAAACTAGATCACCTTTCCTTAATTGTCTATTAGTCGCTGGTTCATTGTGTATTTCCCTAGTATTCTCGCCAAACGCTACTAAAGGATAGAAGGCAATATGGCCACTTCTGATAATAAAGTCTACAACATCAATTTCCCTTAGCCCTACGCATATAAAATCTTTTAATGCCGAGTAAATTTGTTCAGTAAAATCGAATACATCGTTAGTTTTCATAATTATCTCCTCTTATTTTACATTTAATCCTTGACATTTAACTTATCATATTTACTATTTCATCTGTAGTTTCTATAACATCAATATCTTCTACTATATTATTAGTAACTATTCTTATTGTTGTAAAAGTGTTCTTATAATTACGAAAGAAGTATATTATATTTAGTTCATTGATCCTTAGATCACTGCCATTTGTTGTTTTTACATAAATAAAATTCATAATAACCACTTATATTTATTATTTTTTTTTGCTCTATTAATATATTTTTTAAGCTTCATTATTTTCTCCTCCTTTATATTTTAATTATATTTCTTTCTCTTTATATAATATATTATAACATATACATCACATTTTGTCAATAGCAGTTTTAATTCTTTTACTTTTTTATTTCTTCTCTAATCTTATTTACTATTGCACTATATTCTGATCTAGCATCATTTATTTTTTTAACTAGTTCAGCAGTAAATGCTTCATCTTCTAATCCTTTTGATATATCTAGTGTATTGCTCTTCCCTTTATGATAATCTTCTGAACTTGTTGCCCCCCATGTGCCATATTTTGCTGTGAATCCTCTCGCATATAATATCAAAACTAAATTTTTTATAATGCTTTTAAGTTCTGCTAATCTTTTAAAACTATTCATTTTTATTACTTTCTTAGTGTTAATGACTTTGTTAATAACTCTATATTTTGTGCCTAGTGTGCCTGTTAATAACTTTCACTATATATTTAATATGTTTTTAATTTTGTCTAGAAGGTATATTTGTCCTTTGCCGGTAATTAGATATGTTGTAACTAATAAATCGCCCTTAATAGAAGTTAAAACTGTTTCTTTAATTTCGAATATGCCCATATTTATATATCTTTGAAACGGAGAATTTTTAGATCTACCGGCTTTTATCAAAAATCCATTTTTGCGCAGTAGGTTGAATAGTTTATTACGACCTATTTTTATGCCATAGTTATTTAACACTTTTGCATAATCACAAACCGGTATCGATTCTGAGGAGTTCGCTACACTTTTACCGAAGTTTGAAAAAGGTTTATCAAGTTTTAATTGTTCTGATTTTCTTTCATTTAATTCTACTATATCTACTAATGCTAATAGAGCTTCTTTGTACGTTGCAGGCAGCTTTGGCATATTTTGATTTTCAAGTTCTTCCCAGCGTGATAAAACTATATCTCTTAATTTTGTTGAATATCCTGTCAATAAAATCATTAATTCATGGTACGGTAAAAGATATTGCTTTTGGAATCTTCCACAACTGTCACTATAGATCTCCTCAAAAGTGAGGTAACCTTTTTTAAGATCTTTTAACATTTTTTCAATGTCTCTAAGTACATTGTCATGTCTCTTCCCTGTTTCTTTTGCAATTTCTCTACTGCTCATCGTCACTTTATTGTCCCTAACTTTTAAATTATTCATTTGTTAACTCTCCTCTATCTCATTTAATAAATTAATATCTCTTTTTGCACGTTCTATAATTGATATTCTTTTTATTTCTCTACATGTAGCTCCAGTTTGTTGTTCTGCTGCTTCATAGCATTTACTTATATCGCAAAAACAGTCCTCACAGTCAAATTCAGCTAGAAGTAGGTCTAGTGCCATATTTCTATATTCAATTTCATTTGTTAATATATCAATATGTTCAAAAAGAGCTTTGATTTGATTAGATATAATTTCTAATTGTTCTTTATCGTGTTGCATTTTTAAATCCTAAATTAATCTTAAAAATTTTAATATTTTTTGTACTAATGTTAATTCTATCTTTAACTGTTTTTTTAATGTTTTTATTCTTGCCTCACAATTTGTAATTTTATTTAACATGATATATATCGTATATTTTGCTTCATCTTTTGGAATAATCCTTATTCCAGAATTATCTATTTCATAAATTAGATTTTTAAATTCAACTACATAATCTTCTAAAATTTCTATTTCGTCTTTTATTGTAATATCATCCATTTTTAAAATTCCTTTATTTTATAACTTTTTATATAAATTTCGCTATAATCTTTTATTATTTTATAACCCTCCATTTTGATCTTAATTATAAGCCCATATCGTTATTTGTCAATAGGCTTTTTTAAATATTTTGAATATATTTCTCCAAAATGTTTTGCTAAACCTTTTTGTATCCAGTACATTGCTGCTTGTTCATCACTTACTTCTAGCCTCCTAGCGTACTTGTGAATCCATCTCATTTGTATCATATTGTATTTTAATGTTGTCATCTCTAATCCCTCCTGCTTTATACTAGTAATTGTACGCCTAAATAGCTGTTTGTCAATAGGCGAAACAAGCTTTTTTTAAGTTTTTTAAGTTTTTTTTATAACTAAAATTGACGGGCGTTAATAGAGTCGAACTATCAATAACAGAGATAAATCTGTCGTACTGCCGTAGTACTTTGAACGCCCATAAAATGTTTTTTATCTCTTTCATATTAGTAATTATATATAGTAACATTAACTTTGTCAATAGGCGAATTAATTTTTTTTTAAGTTTTTTTTAAGTTTATTTATTATGATTTGATTATCTAAATCTAAAAACACAATAGACGCGTCTTAGAATGCAAAAGATATAAGACCCGATACAGTTATCACAAATCAATACAATCAAAAGCACATATAACAGTATGATCAAATTTAACCCTATTTTAACTTATATATTGGATTGGTAAATAACATTCCACCTAGTTAACCATATCAGTTCGCTTTTTAACTCTTACTTTTAATATCAAAATAATTATTTAAAAAACATGTAAAAAATCTTATTCCTGACTGTCTAGATAAAATATCTTTAATATCTTACTTATATTTATTATGTTCATTGTGTCGATGTCCGGTCGATGTGTTGATTATTTCTTTATCATTCTTTTTTAAACAGCGATAGGATCTGTTATTGCTTTAGACATAATAATTACTTTCTATCTTTATTATTAATGTCAAATATAATAATAAAATAAGGGAGGTCAATAATATTTTTAGATTTTGACCCCTTCTTTTATATATGTTATTAGAATAATAATATATATTCTTGTTAGTGTCCGATTTAAAAAACGACGAGGTGTAACTTATTGATTGCTAAGTACTTATAAGAAAAATCCGCTGTCCGGTCGCTGTCCGAACGCTTGTTTTAATTAGTTGTAAGTTACTAATAATAAGCTAGTTGCCTTATGCAATCCGCTGTCCACTGACCCTTTTTTTTTGACCTGCAATTTTTACCCATTTTTGATGATTATATTGATCTTTTAAAGTTCGTTGTTCAAACACTTGTTTTAATTAGTTGTAAGTTGTTAATTTATAATATGTTATCTTATGTAGTTCGCTGTCCAGTCGCTGTCCGATTTTAAAAAATAGAGTTTATAAATAGCTTATGATTAATATGTTATAAACTAATTTCGCTGTCCACTACTTTTTGCTAAAATTTCAATACAATTCTGATTTGTTAGAGATCTATATAGATTGATAGAACGTACATCGAAGCATCGACACGTCGACACATCTACAGAATATCGACACATCTACCTATTGTTTTGATTCATGTTTGGCAAGAAATTAAAGATTTTATCAAAATAACTAAAAACTGCTATTGACAAATTTACTTTTTGTAGTACACTTATCTAACAAAGGGAAAAATGTTAAAAAATCTTAAAAAAGGTAACACAACTTTTAGGGATACCTATAGTGACAGTTATTAACAGGCACACTAGGCACAAAATATAGAGTTATTAACAAAGTCATTAACACTAAGAAAGGCAAATAAAATGAAACAGGGATATGCAGCATTATCAGCACGACAGCATCTAATTCAAAGATCAGTTAACCGGATTAAAAAAGAATCAAAAAATCATTTAAGTTATGGAGATGATATTGATGATCAAAAAACGTTATTATATATGCAATCTGTTAAAGATATATTAGAAGAATTACAGGAAATAATAGATATAAAATAATATAAAAAACTTTCAAAAAACTTCTTTTAACTATTGACAAATTGCATTAAGTGCATATAATGTATAATAGAAAGAGAGGTAAATGAAATGAAAAATTTAACAAATAAGTTAGTAGATCAAGGATATAAATTAGAAGTTAATTATAAACTTAATTTTCAAAAAAGGAATTTAGAAATGAAAACTACAAACAGTGAATTTTTAATGAATAAGGTTATAAGATTAACCGGTCACACAAAAGAACAAATTATGAATGATTATTATAATTCTTATAGAGTTTCAGATTTTATAAAAAGTTTGGATGGAGATGATATAAATAGTGCTAAAATTACAAGCACTTTGAGAAATTTATATAAAAAATTAAGTAATGAATCTTAAAGAATCAAAAAATCATTTAAGTTATGGAGATGATATTGATGATCAAAAAACGTTATTATATATGCAATCTGTTAAAGATATATTAGAAGAATTACAGGAAATAATAGATATAAAATAATATAAAAAACTTTCAAAAAACTTCTTTTAACTATTGACAAATTGCATTAAGTGCGTATAATGTATAATAGAAAGAGAGGTAAATGAAATGAAAAATTTAACAATAAAAGAAAAAAAAGTTATGTTGCAGGCCTTAGAACTATTAAATAGATTTACAAAATGTGAAGATCTAAACAAGCAGTATGAAGCAATATTATCAAAGCTTATAAGAATTGTAAAAACAGATGATGAAACAGAGTCCGAAATTTGGTTATAAAAAGGATATAAAGAAATGCACGAATTAACTATATATATTAAGAAAAAGTTATTGCAAGAAATTGTTTTGACTGATATCTATATGTCAGATATTATTGAAACAAAATTAGATGATGTTGTAATGTTCGATTGTCTTGATGCTAAAATTAATATTTACAGTGGGGCAGATGGTAACATAAAACACACAAAACCACTGGACAAAGATATATTTTTTGAGAATTACTATGAACAAATAGAGACACAAATATTAGATGAGCTAGGTTTATATTTATAAAAATAAGAGGCAAATAAAATGGAAAAATCAGAAACAATTAATAAATTAGCAGTAAGCTTATGTAAGGCACAGGAACAAATGGGCGGGGCAAATAAGAATGCAACAAATCCATTTTTTAAAAGCCAGTACTCAGATTTAACAGAAGTAATTCAAACAATTAAAAGTTGTTTACATAAAAATGGATTATCAATTATACAGGCGCCGGTAAGTAGCGAAAAAAGTATAGGCGTTGAAACTATATTACTACATGAATCAGGTGAGTATATTAGTAGTTCTTTCACATTGCCGATGATCAAAATGGATCCTCAGCAAGCCGGCTCTGCTATCACTTACGCACGTCGTTATGCATTAAAAAGTTGGATGTTAATTCCTGATGTTGATGATGACGCACAAAGTTGTATGCAAAATAAAAATGTTAAACAAAACAACTATAGTAATACTCAATCCGATAGTAAAATTTTACCTATTAGTGACTCAATTAAGAATAGGATTAAACTTGCTAATGACTTAAATGGATTAACTACAATATATCATCAACTCAAAGATAATAATTCAATAGATCAAGCTGAGTTAAATTCATTACTATCAAATAGAAAGAAAGTATTAAATGAAAATAAGTGATACCTTATATTTAACAATATTTATGTTTTCATTTATTCTAGGTTTAGCATCTGGAATAATTTTAGGAATAACTTTAGGAATAATAATTAGCTTAATAGGGGGATAAAATGCAGATAATACGAGATGTAGAACAGGGATCAGAAAAATGGTTTAAATTGCGTGAGTTACGCATGACTGCTTCACATGCTCAAAGTATTGCTGCAGCAGGTAAGGGCCTAGATACATATATAAGGACTAGAATTCAAAACTATAAATTAGGACAAGGATCTCCTATTTTCATTAATGATGCGATTGAAAATGGTATTAAGTTAGAGCCAGAGGCGCGCTCAATGTATGAAATAACTAAAGGAATAGAAACACGGCAGGTTGGCTTTGTAATATATAACGATTATGTAGGTTGTTCGCCTGATATGTTGATTTGTAAAAAGGGACTAGGTGAAATAAAATGTCCTACTGACCGCGTATTTTTACGATATCTAAAAGATAAAATAATAAATACAAAATATCTATGGCAAATGCAAATGCAAATGATGATCTGCGAGCGTAGCTGGTGCGACTATATAGTTTACAATCCACATTTTTTAGAAAACATTATTGTAAAGCGCGTATATGCGGATACGGCAATGTTTCAAAAGTTAAAAGCAGGGTTAGTAATAGGTACAGAACTAATTAAAGAATTACTAGAAGGAGGTGAAAAATGAATATAATATTAGTATTAGTAGGAACAATTATATTGATAATGATGATAATGATGATAATCACGGGGATATATTTATCAACTATATCAGACGAAATAGATAGAGAATATAAGAAACAAAAGGAATTTGAAGAAACAATAAAAAGAGGGGGAACTTAATAATGAATAGTATCGTAAAAGTAGACGCAAAAGACTTTGGATTAGAAGAGAACAAAGCTCAGCAGATAGCAATAATGTTTGATCCGATGTTGAATAAAATGGTAGAGCTAGAAAAAGAATATAACGCGCTAGCTAAAATTGATATTTCAGAAAAAAAATGTCAGTGGGCTAAGGATTTAAGATTACAATATGTTAAAGTAAGGACAGGCACAGCTAAAATTCATAAAGAGCTAAAACAATTCTATTTACAGGGGGGTAGATTTGTTGACGGCTGGAAAAATGCGCAATTGATGGCTTCCGGAACAATAGAAAATAAACTTAAAGACATAGAAGATCATTATGTTAATATTGAAAAAGAAAAAATACAAAAGGTTGAGGATGAAAGAACCGTTGAATTATTAAAATATGGTAGTGAAATAATGCCGAAACAGTTAGGTAATATGCCAGAAGCAGTATTTCAAAATTATTTAACAGGAGTAAAAACTGCTTATGAATTAAAAATAGCCGCAGAGGAAAAAGCTGAAGATGAAAGAATAAAATTAGAACAACAAAAAATAGCAGAAGAAAAAGCTTTGCGTGCAGAGAACGAAAGGTTAAAAGAGCAGGCAAAGGCAGATGCAATAATACGTGAGAAGGAACGTATAAAATTTGAGGCAAAGGCAAAAGAGCAGGCAAGGGCAGAATTAGATCGTAAAATACAGGAGGAAGAAAGACAGGAAAAGACAAGATTAAATTCACGCGAGGATTTAGTCAAATTTAAAGATTTTAAAACAAATATATTATCGTTAATAAAAGAATATGATAATTTTACTGATCAAAGATGTGCTGATAGTTTTAATTATATCAAGGATTTTATAACCGATTATTTAGGAGGTGAAAAATGAATATAATATTAGTATTAGTAGGAACAATTATATTGATAATGATGATAATGATGATAATCACGGGGATATATTTATCAACTATATCAGACGAAATAGATAGAGAATATAAGAAACAAAAGGAATTTGAAGAAAGACTAGAAAAAGGTAAAATTAATAATGAATGAAAAGAAACGTAAAAACTTATTAATAAAATATAAGGGAATTATATAAATGTCAAAGATAACAGCTAAACATATAGCAAACGTCGACAAAAATGGTGAGATGATTATCTTCGCAGATGTCGTAAAATGGAAACAGAACAAGCTAACTCTAAAAGGTCAGCAAGTTGAAATAACAATTAAAAAATTAGTAAAACATCGTAGTACTAATCAAAATGCCTATTTTGCATGCGTTATTTGTGTTATGTTCGCGGAAGAGATGGGCTGTAGATCTGAGGAGGCAAAGGAGGCACTTAAACGTGAATTCCTAGAAATACAATTAGCGTGTGGATTGAAGACAACAAAACCAACAAGTAGCCTCTCAACTGTTGAATTTGAGGATTTTACAAGACAATGCAGGCAGCTGGCCGGCGAGATGTTTGATCTTTATATTCCCTTGCCCAATGAAATAAATTTTTAGGAGGTTAATATAATAGATATAATTAATAAACTTGATGAGGCAAAGAATGAAAAAGAAAAAAACTGATCGCGCAAAACTAAAAATACGTTTAGAAAAAATGGCAAAGGATATTGTAAGGGCTAGAGATGATAATATTTGTACAAAATGTAAAAAATTTGTAGAGGGATCAAATCGACATTGTTCTCATATCATACCTGAAAGTGCAGATCATCGCTTAGCATTAGAACCTCATAACATGATAATAATGTGTTTTCATTGCCATATAAACTGGTGGCATAAAAATCCTATCGAAGCAAGCGAATGGGCATTAAAACTTTTTCCTACTTTAGTGCTAAAACTAAGACAGGAACATCTAGAAAATAGTTCAAAAGGTCCCATTAAACTTTCCGAATTAGAAGAAATAGAAGAAAGACTAAAAGAAATGCAGAAAATATGTCAATAAGCTATTGACAATTTAGTACAAAGTGATATAATTACATAAAAAGAGGATAAGATGCAAAATGGATTTATAAAAAATTTTAGAGCTGTACTAGACAATGCAGTATGTTGCAAGGATACAGATTATTTTGCTGTGTGGAATTATCTTCTTCTTAATGCTACATATAAAAATAAGTTTGCAATATTGGCAGGCCAAAAAATACTACTAAAACCGGGTGAAATTATCACCGGAAGATCATCAATTTCAAAATTTTGGAATATTTCACATTCTAAAGTTGAGCGCATATTAACTACACTTGAAAAAGATGGACAAATCAGTCAAAAAACATCCAGTAGTGGGCGCTTAATCACTATAACAAACTGGTCAATATATCAGATAAAAGATAAAAGCCCTGAACAGCAAAATAATATTATAAATAAAACAGTACCAAGCACTTATGATATCAAAAATAAAAAATCAGACAGCGACCGGACAGCGAGTGGACAGCGGAAGACAGTAGACATCGGACAGCGAGTGGATAGCGGAAGCAATTGTGATATAAACACTTATGACTTAGATACACAACAAATCGGACAGCGAATGGACAACCCTATTTTAGCAAAATCGGACACTAACAAGAATAAAGAAAGTAATATAAATATTACTAATAATATAAAGGGTCAAAACTTAGAATATATAAAAATAGTAAATAACTTTATCGAGAAGAAACTTACAGACGAAACATTTAAAAATAGTCTTTATCTTAAAAATACCGATGTACAGGCATGGGTCTTAGAAATCGATAGGTTAGTAAGACTAGACAAACACACGCAAGACACTATAATCGAAGTTTTAGAGTTTTCTCTGTACAATCCTTTCTGGTCTAATCAGATTGTATCACTGTTAAATATACGCAAAAAAAGCAAAAGAAACGGATTATCCAAATTTGAAAACTGTAGATTAAGCTTAGAGACAGAAAAAAATTATAAACTAAAAAATAGGAGGTAAAAATGATTTATAAAGAAGAAATTGTTGATATTGTACAGGAAACTCTATTTGCCAATTTTGCATTTCCGCCATCCGTGATGGACAAGTATGTAATAGGATTATCAAATATTAACAATATAGAAGGTCTTGTTGATGTTATTAATGCTCTTGCTATAGAGTATAGAAAAGACAAATTTAATCCTAAACCTCCCTTAAATTTGATTATTGACACATATAATAAAAAAGTAATGAGTAGACTAAGAAATAATACAACCTGTAATCTTTGCAATAATAAGGGGACTATAATAGCTTTTTGTGACCTCAGAGACGGTCTGATAGAATGGAAAAAAGGAATACATGCATATCAAAATTTGACGCAAGCAGTGTTGGTATGTGAATGCGAATATGGTAATGATATGATAAAATTTCCTCAAAAAAGTGTAGATCAAACAGTTTGTATACGAAGTAAATTAATTGAAAAATATGGTTTAACATATAGAGATGCAAAACGAGTAAAACTTATTAATATTGCTATAGATGAGTATAATAAACAATGTGATAATATAATAGATAGTTTAGATTCTGAAATGGTTTTATTCTGGTTTACTAGATTTTTTATTAAACAATGTAGGAACTATGAGGGGCAATAATGACTGTATTCGAATTAATAGCAAAACTATCACACTATAATCCTAATTCAAAAGTAATAGTTGATGTTGATAAAAATGGGGATATATATCTTAAAATAGATGAAAACAAAATACAACATCAATCTGAAATAGTTATACAATTTAATTTGACAAAAGAAATAATGGAAGAACAAATAAAAAAAGAAATTTTAGCAATAAGATCAGAAAAAATAATGTTTGAAAATGATAACAAATAAAAGAGATATAAAATGGATAACGAAAAACTATTAAGTAGAATAAGAAAGTACGCAGAGTTCCATGTTCATAAAACGTTTGAAGATTTTAAAGAAAGAGAACATAATGCAGATGATATATATCAATTAATAAATTGCAGTATAGTATTTCAAACTCAAACAAACTTTGAATATCTAATTTCACTTAAACCGGCACCATATCAAATATTTAATTTGATTAATTATAATGTTAGATTTCAAAAACAAATATATTTTGACTATCTAAAAACAGTAAATCCTCGAGTAGAACAAGTATGCTCGGCAATTAAATGTAATAAAAGATTACAAACACAAGCAAATTTTGACTATGTAAAAACATTAAATCCTGATAAGTATGAGATATATTTATTGTTAGCGTACAGAGAGAGAATGCAAAATCAAGATAATTTTAATTACTTAAAAACATTAAGCCCTCTCAGCGAACAAGTTAAAACTATGATTAGATATAACAAATCATTTCAGACACAGGAGAATTTTAATTATCTTAAAACATTAAAACCGGTGTGCGATGAAATTTATCATCTTATTAATGAGATACTAATTTTTCAGACTCAAGATAATTTTGATTATTTTACAACTCTTGATATAGATAGCTTTGATATCTATCACTTAATTAAAAATATTCCTGAGCTACAAACAAAAGAAAATGTAGAATGTTATAAATTAAAAGAGCCTAATCAAGATAATTTAAAATATTTACTAGAAATAATATAAATGCCTATTGACAATTTTACATAATACCCTATAATTGTAGTCAAAGGGAGGGATTTAATATGAAAGAGCGCGATATAAATAATACTATAAGGAGAATGCATAAATATAAACGCTGGACTACTAATATTAAAAAGCGTGATAATAAATGTGTATTCTGTGGTAAAATTAATGAATTAGAAGTGCATCATATACGAGCATTGTCAGGACTAATTAATTATTTGAATATTGATAGTAGAGATAAGGCTTTAGGATGCGATCAATTATGGGATCTTAAAAACGGCATATTAGTTTGTCATAATTGCCATTTACAAATTGAAAAAGATATAAAAATTAAAAATAATTGTAAAATAATTGAAAAAGCCTATTGACAAATAAACGATATGGGGTATAATAGATAAGCAAAGGGAGGGATTTAAAATGAATACAATATATGAATTAGAAGAAATGACAGAAGAAGAAATTTTATTATCTCTTAACGAAACTACTGAGGAAGAAGAAGAAAAAGAAAGGTTAAGTTGGAATACAATGAGTAAAGAAGATAGACTAAAAAGCTTATTTGAAGATTAAACAGATTAACTATGAGGTAAAACAAATGCCAACATTACGAAAAGAAACGTCTGAATATCTTAAGAACTTAAAAAAGGTTATGTTAATTCAAAAAATGTATTTAGAAGTTGAAAAGTATAGAGGAGCTAGCAGCGAAGATATATTTGATTTAGTTCAGGTAATAAGATCTACACGTTTAGAATATGATACACTAATTAAAGAATTATTTTATGAGTAAACTTTAAACTAAGGAGAATTATGAATGAAAGTATAAAATATCTCGAGGATAATTCATATTGCCAACTTAATTTAAAAAACTATAATTATGGAGACGATTGTCCTATTTGTGGTAAGGAATTAACTCAACTTAACGAAAATAAATGTTTATGTTGTGATGAGTGTGGCTGTGGGACATTTTTTGGGATAGGACTCTATTATCTTAGAACTTATATAATATCAGATAAGAAGGGAAGCGCTCAAACTAAATATGCGCGAGTGGTGCGATCATGTTAACACAAAAAGAAATAATACTAAAAACTATAGAAAAAACTCCTAAACTACTTGAAAATAAAACAGAACTTGCTAAATTACTTATACAAGCATATCCAATTCTATTTACAACAGTTGAGAGTACAAGATCTAATATTAGCCATATTTTCAATAAACGTAAGAAAAAAACAAAAGATAATAATAATACAGTATTAGTATTTAGTTGTTTCCATGCCCCTTATCAAGATAATAGAGCTATAGATTTTTTAAAAGAAACAGCAGACAAATATCAGCCTAAAAAAATTATAAGCCTAGGAGATATGGCAGATATAAATTCTACAAGTTTTCACGAAGTTAATCCTAATATGTCTAGTGCACTCGATGAGTTAGATGCAGCAACAAATGAATTAGCTAAGCTGTACAAAGAATTTCCAGATATGACAGTAACAATAGGAAATCATGATAGAAGATATGCAAGAAAACTAACAAGCGGTAGCGTTCCTTCTAGGTTGCTATTACCGTTAAATCAAATATGGAATACTCCAAAGTGGGACTGGGTAGAGGAGATATATATTGACGGAGTTAGATATTTTCACGGCGATGGAGCTTCAAAAGCTCATTTAAATGCATTTACTACAGGAATAAGTCATGTACAAGGTCATTTGCACACTGAGTTTAGTCTTCAATCAAGATATATACAAGGATATAAAAAAATAGTCTTTGGTGCAACGGTAGGATGCTTAGCAGATCCAAAATCATTGGCAATGGCATATTCTAAAAATGCACGATTTAAAAATGTATTAGGTTGCGTAATAATAAAAAATGGTGAAGATGTAAAATTAATTAAATTAGAAGAAAAAGCCTAGATCTATATAAATAAAAAGGAGGTAATATGTTTAATAATAGAGAACGGAATATAATTCTTACTGGCGATATAGAAGCAAACAATTCAATAGCTGTATGCGCCAATTTATTAGATTTAGATTCAGAAGAAGAAATTACATTATTTATAAATTCCGCAGGTGGAAGCATAAATGCCGGTTATGCTATTATAGACGTTATGCATGCATTAGATAGTCCTGTCAACATTGTTGCGATAGGGTATGTCGCAAGCATGGCAACCTCGATAATGGCGCTGGGCGAAAAAGGCAGACGATATGCATATTCTCATACTGTTTTTTTGATCCACAATCCTAGGACAAAAACAGAAGGTAACTACGGCGAATTAAAAGTTGATTTAAACCATTTGCTTAAAACAGAAAAAAGTATGATAACTGATTTAGCAAAAGCTACAGGTCAAACAAAAGAACAAATAACTAAAGATTTTAAACTAGAAAGAACTTTTACGGCGAAAGAAGCTAAAAAATATGGATTAATAGATCACATAATTTAAGGAAAATATGAAAACAGGTATAATATTTGATATTGATGAGGTTTGCTCAATAACATTCGAAAAAGAATTAATGAAAGAGCATGCGCAAGAAATTCTTGTTGATGATTATACCTGGTTTCTTCCTCTTATTAAAACGTTCAAGGCTTCAAAAAGTAGTATAGCTTTAATTAATGCAATGTCTATACAACATAAAATTATTTTTGTAACATCTAGAAACGAAAGGACTCGATCAAAAACAATAAATTGGATTAATAATAATTATATTTTTCCAGAAAATAATACATATTTATTATACTGCAGAGAGATGACAGATTTAAGGTCTGCTTATCTTGTTAAAAAAGATTTATACTTAGATCATATTAAAGATAAATTTGATATAATCTTTGCGCTAGATGACTTAAAAAGAGTATGTAAAGTTTGGCAAGATTTAGATATAGATTCTTATCAAGTAAGACTTGCTTATAATAAGAAAGGATAAAATATGGAATAAAAAAATAGCCTCCCCCCCCCCGCAAATTGAAATTATTAAAGTTAGGAAAAAAACAATGCGTATACTAATATTAGACACTAATGTTATACTGCATGACTCAAATTGCATTGAACAACTTAGTAATGATAATGTAGTTATACCAATTACGGTGATAGAAGAACTTGACACGTTTAAAAAGGGTCACGATTCTATAAATTATAATGCGAGATCATTTCTCCGAAAATTAGATGCCTTAAATTGTAAAGAACTATATATTGAAGGCGCTAAAATTGGCACTGGAACCGGAACTCTTAGAATAGATTCTGTAGATTCAATACACGAAAACATTAAAAAAAAGTTTTCTGCTGATAGTAATGATAATAAAATTATTAATGTTGCATATATAAATCATAAGTATTTTATAAACTCCGAAGTGATATTATTATCTAACGATGCAAACATGAGGATTAAAGCAAGATCATTAGGATTAGTTGCAGAAGAATTTAGTACTGATAAAACAGCTAACGCAACAGGATTATATTCAGGAAGTAGAATAATAGATGATGTTTCTAAAACAATTCTAGATAAAATAACTATGGGAATGCAGGAAGTTGATGCTTCTGAATTAGAATTAAATGAAGAACTTACCCCTAATGAATTTTTAATACTAAGGAATGAAAAAAAGTCAGTACTAGCTATCTTTGATGCCTCGATTAATAAAATAAAAAAATTAGAAGAAAATGGTATACAAGGGATTAAACCCAGAAACGCAGACCAGGCATTTGCTATTCATGCAATGCTGGACCCTAAAATTAGCTTAGTAACATTATCAGGTAAGGCAGGAACAGGAAAGACTATAATGGCACTTGCTGGCGCGCTTCAAGCAGGCAAAAGATATAATCAAATATTAATATCTCGTCCGGTTGTTCCTTTAAGTAACAAAGATATCGGGTTTTTACCTGGTGACATTGATGCAAAGCTAGATCCATACATGCAACCTCTATATGATAATCTTGGAGTAATACAAAGTAATTGCTCAGGTGTAGATCCAAAAACGTTTAATATGCGATTTTTCATGGAAAATAAAAAAATGGAAGTCGCACCTTTGGCATATATCCGCGGTCGTAGCTTAGTCAAGTCGTTTTTTATCATTGATGAAGCACAGAACTTAACAGCACATGAAATTAAAACTATTATAACACGTGCTGGAGAAGGTACAAAAATTATATTAACAGGTGACTTATTTCAGATAGATCATCCAGATATTGACAGCCAGTCAAGCGGACTAAGCTATTTAATAGAAAAAATGCAGGGTCAAAAAATATATGCTCATATCAATTTAGACAAAGGAGAACGTTCAGAACTTGCCGAGATAGCAAGTAATATTTTATAACTAAACATTTGCTGCCGGCATGAAGTCGGTAGCAAAATAACCGCAGAGGAGATTATTATGTTGATTATATTATTAGGTATAATGAATATAATGGCAATAATAACAATTATAAAAGTATTAATAGATATAGATGATAGATCTAATAACAATGAATCATTATTAAGATTAGTTAATAGTAAATTAGATAGTTTAAAGAAAATTAAAAATAAAAAATAATATGATTAAAGAAGAATTAATAAAGCAGGTTAATAATAAAGAAGAAAAGATTAACAATCTTATTAAAGAATTGCAACTAAATTTCAAAAATGATGATAATATAGATATTATATATTTAATTAAAAAACTTAGGGCAATGATATAAAGGGGCTACATGAAAACGAACTGGACATTACTTGACTTTGAAACATTAGAAGAGGCTGTTAAAGTGCTTCAAAAAGGATGTGGTAATCATATTGCAGATAGCTGGAAAAATGAGCCTATAGAGGTTGATATAGAATCATTATTGAGACATATATTAGACTATGTAAAAGGCATTAAAGTTGACAGAGACAGCGGGTTCCATTCGTTGTCGCATGCTATGTGTAGATGCATGTTTATTATAAATAAAGATAAGAGAAAAGATAAACAATATGAAGTAGCGCAAAAAAAGATGGATATGGAACGAGCTGCAAAAGATAATGAACATTATAATATAGATTCAAATTTTAAATGCAATAAATGTAAAAGTATTTTTACACTAAAAAATGCCGCAGCTTTTTTGACAGATAATCCTAAAATTATATTTTGTACAGATTGCTTAGAATCAACAAAATAATAGACTAAATACAAGGATCCCTAATCGGATCTTTTTTTTTGTAAAAATAATATAAATATTTATTTTTTATCTATTGACAAATATGCTTATGTGCGTATAATTAGAGTTAAAAGGAGATATTGAAATGAATTTTGATAGAACAGTAGATGTTTATGAGGAGTTAGAAGCTCTGAGAAGTGTACATGATGATAGTGATATTTTGAGTATGATGTTAGCAGTAATGGAAACTAATTATGCATTAAATGTCATTAAAAAAACAAACGTTATGCTGGGTGAGTATAATAGAAATGCAGGAGCATAAAAAATGATACTTAAAAAATTAGAAAAAATGATAAAATATAGGAGTACTCTACTTGACATATCATTTTCATTTGATTATGAAGGAGATGATATGATGCTATATGAGAAATTTGTAATAGAAAATAAATGGGTAAAGGATAAAATAAAATTACTAGATAATAAATTAGAGATAATTAAAAATATAATTAATTCAGTAGAAAGGAAATGAAAATGGCTATTTACAAGGAGCTTACAGAAGCAGAAGTAAATGAAATACTATTTAATAGTAGTAATCATAAAGCAGGAAAAGAATCAATTTGTTATTTTAGCGAAGAAAAGGCAGAGTATGTATTTTTAACAAGTGAAGAAATAAAAGAATGTCAAAATAATAAATAGGTGAATAAAATTCTAATCAAAGAAGATAAGCTAATATTTACTATAGCAAATATTATTATTAAATTTTTATATAATATTAAACTCGTAGAAAAGGAGTAGAAAAATGAAATACGAAATTATAGCATTAATAGTAATAGGAATATTTATAATAGCAACATTTATCATAATATAATAATAGAGAAACGATAACATAATGAAAAATTTATTAACAGAAAAAGAAATCTATGATCTAATAAAAAATGGTGACAAGATATATAAAAAACAACAAGAAGAACGTGATAAGTTTTTAAATGATCCTAAAAATAAAAAAAAAATAGAGCAGATCAAAAAAACATTAAAAGACGCTGAAATAGAATATAAATTGCAGGTGGATACGAAATGAATAATAAAAAATGCGGGTTAAAATGCGAAGTATACGCACGCGTAACTGGATATATAAGACCGGTTAACGTATGGAACAAGGGTAAAAAAGAAGAGTTTATTAATAGGAAGGAATATATTACAAATAATCAGAAAATAATCAAAAAGGCTATTGACAAATAGCATAATATGTGTATAATTATAAGTAAAGAGGAGGGATTTATAATGAGTGAAAAAACTAAAGAACTTATTAAATCAATAGACGCAGGGATAGAGCGATGTAAAATCGGAATAGAAGAAAACGAAAGTAGTATTGAGGAGATTAAGAGAATGTTAGCAAAAACAAAACAACTACTTGATAAATGCGAAGAAAATATGATAGATAATTATATGAGAAGAACTAATTGTTACATGTGCAAAATAGAACTATCATTAGCAGAAGCACAATATGTTAAAGGCGAATCTTATTGCAAAAGATGTACTGATTGCGTAACTAAAAAGGCATAGAATATGATAGAATTTACACATGATGATAAAATATTTTGAATGGAGATATTATATTCTTATATGAAAAAACTAGGTCCTGACTATTACAAGAAACATAAAATATTTAATGTACATAAAAAAATAAGAGATAGTATAAAAACTACTAACGAGAAATTTTATAAAAAAGGAGGAACTTTATAATGGCTGGCAAAGGAGATAAGCAAAGGCCAACAGATTTTAAAAAGTATCGTAGTAATTATGATAAGATTTTTAAAAAAGATGTTGATATAGAAGAGGAATGGGATCAGAAAAAGGCTTCATACGATTTTGTAAAACAATTAGAAATATACACAAATATGTTAGGTATTTAAAATGAAAAAGAAAAAAATTATAAAATGGCGTAGACGTTCAAGAAAAGAGTATGAGGAGATAGTGAGCAATCAATATCAATATATTAATATATTACATATTGCTTTAGAGAATATAATAGATGCATTAATCAATTTAGATACAAAATGTAAAAGCAACTTATGTGATAAAGATAAATGTAAAGATGGACAAGGAACATGTTATGAAATAATGAAAAGTTCAGTTTTAGAAAAAGCACATAAACAATATGTTAAAGAACAATTCAATAATCAGGAGGGAAAATGATGGAATCTATTTTAATATTAATGTTATTAATGTTATTAATCGCATTCGGTGTGCTAGGACAATTGCTTGTTGAAAACAATAAAGGTAATACTGCTAATAAACTAAAAATAGCATTAGAAAGGAATAAAGAACTTAAGGAAATATTAATTAATCAAGAACAAATGATATCAAGACTTGATAAAACAATAGCTATACAACAAAATACGCTAAATGCTAAGCACAATATAATACAAAAATTAAATAATAGGTGAAACAAAATGTTTAACTTTAAAAAACTTGAACGTTTAGAAAAGGAAAATGAACGTTTAGAAAAGGAAAATGAACGATTAATTAAAAATGCAATAAAAATATGCAAGCATGAAAAGTTTATTTATTATAAAAAAAATATTCAGAATTATTATATGCGTTATGATACTCATTATTATAAAGACTGTCCTACATGCCCGTTTTACGAAGAGATAACACATAAAGAATATAATAAAGGTAAAATAAACATGTATAAAGAATATAATAAAGGTAAAATAAACATATATAAAGAAGGAATAAAAAAATTAGAAGAAAAAATATCAATATGTCAACAAGAAATAGAAAAGTATAATTGTAATTAAAAATAGAAAGCATAAAAATGTTTAATAAGGCAAAAAGAATAAAACAATTAGAAGGGAAGCTAGAAAAATTAAAACTATCTATTACAAAACTATGTGATCATAAAGATTTTAAAGTTGTAGAGGAGGATGTTTTCTATCTAAAATGTAATACATGCCAGTATATTGTAAAAATAACAGAAAAGGAATATTATATTAAATTTGAACAATTATTACAAATAAAACTCAATAATTTTATTCAAAATAAGGGGAATAAAACATGAAGATAAAAGATAATCAAATGCCTTTTAAATATCTTGATGCAATACAACTTCTAGAAAGAGCAGTAAGTATAATAGAAGATGATGGACAAAGCCGGTGCGAGATAGAAAAAAAAATAGAATGGCAGTTGGAGGCAGAGGAGGCAATCGAGGAATATAATAGAATGTATTATAATAAATAGAGGTAAAAAATGAAAGTTTATAATTTAATTAAAGAACTATCAAAATACGCACAAAACTTAGAGGTGTCAATCTATGATTATAATGAAGATGAATATACAGACATAGAGATTAAAGCGCAAAAAGTAGATATTGATAATGCTCCTATAGGGCTTTATAATTCTAGTGATCAATTAAATATTTGTTTATTGCATAAAGAACGCAAAGAAGATAGATACACTAATGAGGATTAAAAAAAATCAAAAAAAGATTAAACAGCTTAAAAATAAAATAAAGAAATTGAAACGTGTAAATAATGCGTTATGCGAAATTATAGTGAATGAAGGATATAAATAAAATAAAGGTATAAATCATGACAACTAAAGAATTTATAAAAGAACTAGGAAAAAATCCAGATTGGCCTTTATTTGTTCGATTTAAAGGTCAACTAGTTAGTGTTAAAAATATAGATATAAATATTTCAATTAATAAAGACAGAGAACCTATTTTAATTATACAACAACAATAAGGCATATTATGTATATAGAAATATTAGGCTATACCGGCAGTGCTATAATAATTTATGCTATATGTAGTAATGATATGACTACGTATAGAATTCGCGATAGTGTAGGATGTATTATATTTGCTTTTTATGGTTTTCTACGAGGAACATATCCAGCAGTTTTAATATCTATAATGATACTAGTAATACATATTATATTCTTTTATAAACTGTATATTAAAAAAAGAAAAAAAAAGCATACTGAAGAAGATAAAGAATGATGTATATAACTATTGAAATGATAAAAGAGAATGATGATGATCTACATTTTGTAGATTACTTTTTTAATCTATATGGTGAAAGAATAGAAATATTAGAATTTATAAAAACAGAGCACGAATTATTATATATTATATTTTTATTAAAAAACTTTGAATGTTTTAGAGTACCTGAGTTTTTTGATTATATTAGAAGAGAATATCCAGATCATTACGATTGGATTTGTTATAATTGTATAGATGTAAGAAAAACATACGTACATTTATATGAAGGATAGATATATCTAGCAATAGTAAAAAGTAAAGGAATAAATAATGATAGATAATAATGTACGCCTAGAAAAAATACGTAAAGAAATACAAAGAAGTATACATAATAAAGACTGGATCAAGGTTGGCATGTTAAAAGCAGAAGAAAAAAAATTATTATGGAATCAACAAAATAAACAAGGAGATAAGACAGTGGAATATTTAAAAAATATGTTTGGATTTAATAAATAGGAGGATAATATGAATATAAATAATTTATAAGAGTTAATAAGAAAAAGTAGAGCAGATCAAAAAAGGATTAAAAGACGCTGAAATAGAATATAAATTGCAGGTGGATACGAAATGAATAATAAAAAATGCGGGTTAAAATGCGAAGTATACGCACGCGTAACTGGATATATAAGACCGGTTAACGTATGGAACAAGGGTAAAAAAGAAGAGTTTATTAATAGGAAGGAATATATTACAAATAATCAGAAAATAATCAAAAAGGCTATTGACAAATAGCATAATATGTGTATAATTATAGTTAGAAGGAGGGGATATAATGAAAAAAAAGGTATATTAAAAAGAACAATTATAATAAAAGGAGGGGATATAATAAAAAAAAAGGGATGACAAGACAAATAGAAAATCAAAAATGTTAATTATAAGGAAATAAGATCATGCTTACTGAAATAAAAAAATATGCTATTGGATTACACAGTAACGATAATGTTATAGACTGGGTAGATACTACTTTATATAAATTTTTAACTAAAAAAGCATTATCTATTGATACTCAGGAACATATAGTTGATTATTTAAATTCAACTGATAGCCCGGCAAAATTAGAAGGAATGTCAGTTAAACAAGCTATAGGTAAAGCACAAATTTGGATTGATAATTTAAACGAAAAAGCAAAAGGTATTAGCGAAAATAAAAATGATACTAAAATTATTTTAGAATTAAATAATGGATATAAAATAGTACAACTTATTAAAGAACCTGCGTATAAAAGGGAAGGTATGTTAATGCGCAATTGTGTCGCATCCTATTTTGGAAAAAATGTAGAAATTTATAGTTTACGTGATAGGCACAATATGTCACACTGCACAATAGAAAAAGATCAGCAAATTAAAGGTAAGGGAAACGGGGATATTTCACCTAAATATATAGATTTTATCATTACATTTTTGGAATTTATAGGGATGAATGTAAGAGATAATGAGATGAAACATCTAGGTTATAAAGTAGTTGCATTGAATCAATATGTTAAAAATAAATTATATAAAAATAAATATATTAGAGCAAATGAAACAATAATATATAATGATAATGTTATTGTTTTTCAACATATTGACGAAGTTGCCAAATATAAAGGTGATAAAATATGTTTACTAAATGGAGATGTTATTTTTGCAAACAGTGAAATTACAACTTTAGACAATCTTACTTCAATTGCCGGAAATGTTTATTTTAAAAACAGTAAAATTACAAGTTTAAACAATCTTACTTCAATTGCCGGCAATGCTGATTTTGGGGATAG